ATGCTCACCAATTTTCAGATTAAACAGTCAAAACCTAAAGAAAAACAGTACAAAATATACGATGCAGAGAATCTGTATATGCTAATTCACCCTAGTGGTGGTAAATATTGGCGCTTTAACTATACGTATGCAGGTAAGCAAAAAACCATAGCCTTTGGGACATATCCACGTGTAACCCTCGATGAGGCCAGAAAAAAGAAGATAGCAGCCCAAAAAGAGTTAGGTTCTGGGCTTGATCCCTCAGCTGAGAAAAAGAAGCGTGAGCAAAAAAAGCGCGAAGATCACGAAAACACCTTTGAAGTCGTTGCAAAAGAGTGGTTTGAAAAGCAAAAAACTGATTGGTCAGAGGCGCATGCACACAAAGTGTGGCGGCGACTTGAGATGCATGCCTTACCCATAATAGGGAAACTTCCTATCAAAGCAGTTAGACCAAATAACATAATTGAGTGCATTGAGTTTATTCAAAATAAGGGTGCCCTTGATATTGCTAAACGCTGCCTTCAAGCGATTAAATCTATTATGACCTATGCTGCGGTTCGTGAAATGTGTGAGCGCAGCGCTATTATGGATCTAGAGCCAAAGCATCTTTTGCAGTCTAGGCAAGTAATACATAACCCCCATTTAGAAGAACGGGAATTACCTCACTTCCTTCAAGAAATAGAGCAAGACCCTTCAACTGCCCATGTCAAACTAGCGATGAAGATTATGCTTTTAACTTTTGTCCGCAGTAGCGAGCTTCGAGAAGCTGTCTGGGATGAATTCGACTTTAAAAAGGATATGTGGAAGATCCCAGCAAGTCGCATGAAAATGCCAACGCCTCATCTTGTACCATTAGCTAAACAGACGAAAGCAGCATTGTTAGAGCTCAAAGGAATTACTGGCATGAATAAATATTTATTCCCTCAAGAGCGTGATCCCAAAAAAGTTATAAGTGATGCTACACTTACCCGAATGGTTTACAGAGCTGGTTACAAGGGCAGATTAACTGTTCACGGTATACGTGGCACAGCTTCAACCATCTTGCGTGAAAACGGTTTTAATGAAAAGCACGTGGATAGACAACTCTCGCACATGGAGAGAAATAAAGTTAAAGCCTCATATGATCATGCCCAACATATCAAAGATAGAGTCCCAATGATGCAATGGTGGGCAGACTTCTTAGATGAAAAAAGAGCCCAGTAGGCTACTTACTATAAAACTCAAGCTTTTCGAGAAAATCTTCTAGATCCTTCCTCAAGATGATAGTTTTTCGCCCAAGCTTGCGCGCTTGAAGGTCTCCCGCATTGATAACCTCATACATTTTAGTCCGCCCAATTCCACAAACCTTCTGTGCCTCTTCAATGCTGTAGGATAACTTATCCATAGCAAACTCCTTCTTGAATATCGAAATTGGGATTGAAAATTAAAATGGAGAAAGAAAGGAGCTCATCAGAGAAAAACAAACATATTTTCCCTGATATTAGCCACCATTTAGTCAAATTTTGTGCACTTTGTCTTTTAGTATTTTGTGTTTTTTGTCCAAAGTGTGTTTTTTGTACTTTTTGTCTGGTCATGGCCGCTCCCCCTGATTGAGGTTGTCGGCGATGCGTTGAAGTCCACGCTTCCAAATCTGGGTGGCATGCGAGCGGCTAAGGCCCAACTCAACACAAATAGTTTTCCAAGGAATGCGATTAGCCCGGAACCAAATCAGTTCACGCTCCATTTGGCTTTCAACCCAGAAGATCCAGTTGAAAGTATCTTCCATATCTTGGATGGCTCTTGGTGATGGCGGCCCGAGACGCAAAGGGCCAGCCTGTTGCTGCATCAATTCCCACGTGGTGTAAACTACCGGTGGCCATGTACTGAAATACTGCATGGGCTTTAAGCGTGGCTCACGCAATCGCCGCAAGGAGCGTATAGCATCCTTGAAACGATCAGCGATCATCGGGGCAGTCCATTCTTCACTCATGGCTGCCTCCGGCGCTTAAAAAATATAAATTGGGGGAGCCTCCCTTAAAGGGGCTCCCTATATATTTATATATAGGGGTGAACTTGGTAAACTTCTGACAGGCTTCAAACCTATGAGATACAAAGGTTTCAGCTGATTTTAAAAAAATGCTGTTTGGTAAAGTTCTTGGGAACTTTTGGTAAAGTTCATACCCAATGAAACCAAGGGTTTGAGGGCTGTTTTTGGTAAAGTTCCACCCACCAATTGGTAAAGTTCCCCTTGATTTTGGTAAACTTCTTGAAAAGTTCTGGGAACTTCTCTGAAAGTGAGGCATAGACTTATTCTTCATTGTCTTCTACCTCCAAGTCGGGATCTCTCAAAACCCAGACATAACGATTTTCAACCTCTGTCAGCTCATCGTTTGTTTGGGATTTAAAATGAGTTGGATACACCCGCATGATTTTATCCAAGGGCTGACCTGTTTGCCGATCAACAGCGCCAGTGGGCGTTTTGAACATCATTTCTTCAACGCACATATAACCGTTTTTGGAGCCACGGCGGCTTTCAATACCGTATTTCTCGCAATCTTGGAAATATTTGATGTAGCCTTGGGTTTCTAAGACCTCGATCCGATCTTTAATAGTATTGCGGCTCCCCATTGCTTTTTTGCCGTCATATTTCTTGGCAAAGTTCGTGGGCAGGAACACATTCCCCTTGCGCGCTTCTTTATAAATAAGATCCAGAATAATGTCTTTTTTGCGCCGGCGTTCGGCATCGTGACGCGCGCCTTGTTTCTGCCCTACAATACGTGTGTGTGCAGTTACATTTCTAAAGCCACCGGTACTGTCATCAAAATTCAAAGTTAACGGAAGCGGTGCCGGCCCTGACCGGCAATCAAAGAACACCCGGCGATCTTCCAAATCCTCTTCAATCTTGCTGATAAAAATACCGGTTGTGTAATAGCCCCGGTGCGCACTCCCACCACGAATGGCATTAAAAGGATCTTCCATCAAGGCTTGGCGGTTAATCTTGTTGGAGTGGTGAATATTTATAACGGCTGCTTTGGGGTTGATACGCTGGCGGATAACCTCAACGCGCTTTTTATAAAAGGCAATAACCTGAGCGTTATCGTTTTCATTGTCGCCATCAAACATGTTGGCAAATGGATCAAGAACAATCACATCTGGGGGCTGATGCGGAAAATCATAGCGGATGATATCGATCAGATCTTCCATCACTTCATCATTCATGATGTCGGTGAAGCGATCAGAGATAGAAAGGTTTTGGTCTAGGAGTCTTTCATGACCTTGTAGGAAGGTCATCTTTTGCAAACGTTTGCGAATCAGCCAATAATCCATTTCTGCTTGAAGAATGAACGTGCGTAAAGGGCGCTCAACATTAAAGCCAAGAAAGCCTTGTCCAATGGCGGCATTGGCAACCATCCACTGCACAAGGTAGGATTTCATGGATTTTGGAGGGCCGGCTACGAGCATTACACTACCCGGGGCAAGCAAGCCGCCTGATATCAATTCTGCCGGCGGCTGCTTGTTGCAGCTGAGAATTTCACCACCCCGAAACGTTTTAAGCCGACTTTCACGCTCAACAATGTTTTTGTTTTTGATCAGAGTTTCAAAATCCAGATCTTCATCGAATGCATCAGCGGCATCCCAGCCGGCATCTTTTCCTTGTGGTGGGGTGATCAGTTGGAGATCTCGTACCCCCACTTTTAGTAGATATTGGCCAAGCCTTTGACCGTATTCTGCACCTTTTTCATCAGCATCCGGCCAGATGATCACTTGCTTGCCAAGCAGCGGTGTCCAGTCAGTTTTTTCAAGAGGATTGTTTGAGCCCCCAGAGGCCGTGGTGGCCACATAACCTTTCCTGCGTAAGGCATCGGCAGATTTTTCACCCTCGGCAATGATAACCTGATCCGCCTCAATGACAGATGGCAAGCAATAGAGAACACGAATGGCTGGTGCTTCTGGTTTTTTTGCTTTTTCATCATAAAAACTAAACCGTTTATTCTTGGGGCCGTAATCCTTGCGGGTGACGGTCATGTGAAGATTTCCGTCAGCATCATGATAACGGTATTTTGTAATGATAGGTGTACCGCTTGGTTCAGGTTCAGCCTTTTGGGTGGCTTTAGGCGATGGCTTGTATTCTGTAAGACCTAGAAAGCTATCCACCTCAGCCATCATTTCACGAAACGAGATGTTCCTAGCTTCCATCCAAAGGGCAAAGATATCTTTGTGCTTGCCTTTTTCGGCGTAATCCGCCCACATGCCCTTGTTTTTGCCAGTGCGATAAACTTTCAGGCTCTTGCCATCTTCTCCATAAATAGAGCCAGCCTCAAAGTAGTGTCCGTTGAATTTGCCATGCGGTAAGAGATGTGGCAAAACTGAATCCAGCTGGGCGTGTAGCATGTTTCGCTTCGCCTCCTTATCAACTTTGGCCATGGTTCCAACACCTTTTGGCGTACGGACACATCTTGCATTTGAAGAAATCAGAGCTGGAAGCTATGCGCGGCAACAGTTCGCCGGCATCACAAGCTCGCAGGATTTGAACCCCACGATCAGAATGCTTCTGTGCTTCTGCGGGATCAAAAGGAATGATCTCATGCCATAGTCCGGATGTGTTCTTATTTACAGCTGTCAGAACTGCGGGATGATCGGTGAGCTGCATATAGGCCATATACAGCTGGACTTGCGTGTAATATACAGGTGTGGCAACGCGTGCCGTGCGGCGCACCAGATCCTTCCATGATTTTTCATTAAGAGACTTGCATTCCCACAAACACGGATAGATTAAACCCTCTGGGCCACCAATAAGAACACCATCGATGTGTCCAGCGATACGCCCATCGGCCACTGAAAACCCATACTGATCCCCATTGGATTTTTCTATTCTTAAATCATAACCTCCAGCACGTAGCCAGCGAATGGCAAGATCTTCAAACATATGCCCAGTTTGAAAGATGCGTAAAATAGATCCCTCAAATTCATGATCGCGTGGCGTATGTTGGTATTCATATTGCAGCCGGCGGGAGCATTCTTCTCCCAAGCGGGAAGCACCCAAATAATCCCGAGGTGTTTCAGCTTGGTTTTCAGCTTCAAGAGCTGCATTGATGCGCCCATTGATGGTTTTTGATGCCGGTACGGGATCGCTGCCATGATTGAGGTTTAAATTCCACTCTACCATTTGCTAAACCTCCCGGATTGAGGTTTTTGTCGATAGACGATCTTGGTATGATATTCAGGCCGTGAAGGTGGTTTTTGACCAAAGCTTTTACGTCTCCATTCACACCATAAATCCTGACAGTTCTTTGAGCAAAACCACCAATGCTTTTTATCAGAAATAGATGCTTTTCCTGATGCTTTTTCTGGCGTACACCAACCAAAACCGTTTGCATCAGCATGACAAAAGGCGCACCACGGGGTTTTATACGGGATCGGCATTGAATTTTTCCTTATACTTTTTGATAAATTCAGCGCGGACGAAAGTGGGATCGAGATTTGCCATTTCGCAGACAGCGCAGAAATTACCCCCTTGATTAGTGAACCATGAGATGGAACGCTGTTGCTCTAAATTCGCAGATGAATTTTTGGAGTGGTGGCTTGAGGGCTTTTTTAAGCCATCTTTCATGGCCTGATTAACCACCGCCCGCCAAAGAGCAAGCTCAGGCGCTTCCATTTTTCTCTCCTTAAGGTTCGAGGTTAGCGTGCCATCCAGTCTGGCAGTGGATCGTCTATGAAATCGCCACCAGCTTGAGGGGCAGGATTTGACTGAGAAACTTGCTGACCGGGAGGCTGTGTAGGTGCACCAAGCGGTGCTTGAGCGGCGTAAGACTGTGCACCCATATTGCCTGATCCTTGGAAATTGATGTTTTGCTGGTGCATCACTTCCGCATAGCGTTTGTGCTTTGGGGTCAGTACCTCAACCAGCTTATTTTTGTCACCATACTCTTCACTTTTCTTCACGCCAATTTTTGCAACAAAAATAAGGCCATTCAGCTCTTTGGGATTTTTCAGCTCACGCCCCTTAACAGCTTGAGGATCTTGACTATCAGGGTGAATATTACGGGCAGATTCAACAACGGCACGCAACAATGCCTTGCCCATTTGGCCCCACTTATTTTGGCCATTTTCATCAATTTCACTCCCTTTAATGCCAATCAAATCCCAGAATTTGCGGCGTATAAACGGGCCTTCAACAACGGTAAATTCGCAATCCAAATAGATGCTGCCGGTGTTAGGGCTTTCAGTTAACATGCCTTCTGGGCCAATACCGCCGGGGCGGATCAGCAAAGAAACTTTGGCGAAAGTACCACCGGGCATTAGTTCTGTTGTAACTTGCTCAGGGGCGTTATTGAAGTTGGTTAAATTATAGTCATTCATTAGTAGATTCTCCTTATGTTGTGAGTTGGGGGATGGTGTAGTTGAAACGCTCACGATTAGGCGTGCCGCGTGATTGGATTTTTTCAAGAAGGTGGCCAAGGTGCGGCTTTTCGATGGGATCAAGCCGACCGCTGCGATCTTTGGCCGGATAGCCGAAGGGGTTGATGGTATGACAAACAAACCCACGGAAAGGATTGTTTTGATCACCCTCAAGCATAGCCAGCGTGATCACCTCATCAAAAATACCGGGAAGCTCATTGGCCGCCTTAGAGCCTTCAATCTGGGGAGCCCAATACCGGCGGTTAAATTCATCTGTCTTTTCTTCCAGAATACCCACCATGATAATGTTCTTACCCTTGGTGTGTTGAAGCTGGGTGAGCCATCCCATAAGTTCTTGGCCAAGTAACCCGTATGCACCGCGCATATCCTTATTGCCAGTTTTGGTGGATGCCTCTGGCTGGCCTTTGCACCAGTTTAGACAAAACCGGGAAGCAACCGTGATGGAGTCAAAGAAAAAGGTCTCGTACTGTTTGAAAATCTCAGGATCACCATACGCTTTAACAGCGTTGTTATAGTGTGCTTGACTGTACACCTGATCTTCCCGCAAGTTGGGATTTGGCCCACCGACTAAACACGCGATATCACGACAAGCAGCCCAAGTTTTCATCTCAATGGAATGGCCTTCCCAATCCTCCACCGCCAGCATGCCGGCCTCCATATCCAAGCAAAGAGTGGTTTCAGGGTTGAGTGTGTAAAGTAGAGATGTTTTACCAATACCGGTTTGGCCAAAGATAACCATCTTCACACCAGATTTATTTTGTAAGCGCTGATCAGCGGTGATGATCTGGAAGCTCATGATGATGCCTCCTTGATGCTGATTTTGGGTTTGCCAGCTTTGACAGTGCGCGCATCTTTAAAATGCTCTTTCCAGCTGCGCGGCCAGTTTTTATAACGATTTTCTTCAATGGTGTATGTGACCTTGACCACATCATCGCGCTCTTCAACAGGGATCTTGGAGATTGCTTTTTTGAGAATGTCAGCATCCCATGTGACTTTCTTGGGAACATCGGCGCTGATCACGTGCCGGTGATCAGGAAAATGAACTGTGCCACTATCTTTCCCATCACCAATCAGAGCTTCATCAATGGTTTCTTGATATTTAAGCAAAAGCCCATCTTCCAAAATCTGTTTTCGTTTTTTGAGAAGCTTTTGCTCTTGCTCTAGCTGAGCTTGTAAGATCATCAATTCGTTTGGATTTAGTTTGGGGATTTCTTCAACCGTGGTGTGATCAAGAAAAGCAAGGGTGATATTGGTCATTTTGGCTTTCTCCTTCGTTTGTGATGTTGAAAGCCTGACAGAGAAAAAAACGCCGGTCGTCAGAACCGCCGGGGGATCAAGAGCTGGATTTGGTGGGGGACAGGAAGAACCGGTAGGGGACGATAGAAGGACGCGCCACATGCAAGTGCGTTCATTGAATGTTGAGGCAATATAAGCCACGCCGATTAGAGCGGATCAATTTGTTGCGGTGTGGCTGCTTTTTAAATAGGTCAAATAACTTCATGCTATTAGAGCCGGCATTCCCAAGAAGTACTTTACCGTGCATCCATGGATTCCCTTGCAGATGTCCTTCATGAAGTTGGCGGATAATGCTGGCCTGAATTGTTCCTAAAAAGAAGGTGTACTCGTTAACGCGAACTTGATGATAATCAGCGCTATGCCAAAATTTATCTTCTGATTTATGCTCAAACAAATCATGCTGCTTCAATTGATCCAGATTGTACTTCTTTTCAAAGCGATCTGCTTCATTTGTGTTCACAGAGAGGTGAGAAAGTTTTACTTGAAATTGTTGATCCCGGTTTATTTCAAAGACGGTATTTTCAAGATCTTCATTATAAACGTGCCGCAGAGTCGCTTGTCCACTTCGCAAAATCTTACGGCAATCGTCTGGGTGTAGGCGATAAAATCCATTGAGTATCTTACTGGCGATAGGATGTTTGATAGGCTTCCCTTTTGCGTTTTTTCGCATTTTGAAGTGTTGGCTTGGGATTGACGCTAAATACACTTCAACTTCAATCAATCCATTTTCCATACAGTAGTGAAGATCACGCGGTTTACAGGCCCACCGTTCCACCATGTCTTCTACATACAGATAGTCTTTTTGAGGGAAAGGCAT